AAAGATGTATATGGTAGGGCAAAAATTTTAGAAACACCGATGGGCAATATTGCAAGAAATTTAATAGAAAATGAAATTTGTTTGGGCGTATCGACTAGAGGGCTAGGATCGTTAAAAATGAATTCAAATGGAATTAACGAAGTGCAGGATGACTTTCATCTAGCAACCGTTGATATTGTGGCTGATCCTTCCGCACCAGACGCTTTTGTTCAAGGCATTATGGAATCGGCAGAATGGATATTAGAGAATGGTGTTTGGAAGGCAGTCCACATTGAGGCGGCGCAAAAGCAAATAAGGGCTACATCTAAGAAAAACTTGGATGAAGTTAAGTTAAAAATATTTGAACAATTTGTTAATCAATTGTCTAGGTAACTAGAATTATAAATATCAATTGAAGAACATCAATACATTTAGGAGACACTAATGTCAGTAGAAAGTAAAGTTAAGGAATTGCTAGAACGCGTAACAGCGAAATCTGCTTCTTCTTTAGACGAAGCGATGGATCAACCAAAGCAGGGCGACTCTAAAGAATCAACAGGTGCTGGTCCTATGGTTCCTACAAAAGCAAAAGATTCCACAATTAAAGCTGCCAACTCTGGCGATAGTAGTCAGCCAAGACAAGGCGATTCGAAAGATCAATCTTTTGAAACACGTCAGCAAGACGACGAAAATCAAGGCGCTATTTCAGCAAAGGGTATTTCTAAAAACGATATCCAGATGAAAGGTCCAGTAGGCCAGGCCCCTAATTTCACAACGACTCACAGTCTATCAACCATTCCTCAAAATACTGGCAATTATATGCAGCATGGCGAAGAAGTTGAAGAAGATGAAAATGCAGAAGTTGTTGCTGAAGAAGAAGTAATCGAAGATGAAGATACAGTTGTTGAACCAATTGATTTATCTCCAATCTTTGGTGAAGATTTATCTGAAGAATTCAGAGACAAAGCAACCGCTATTTTTGAAGCAGCAGTTATTGCTCGAGTAAATAGCGAAATGGAAGCAGTTGCAGAATCTCTAGAAGAAAAATATGCAGAAGAATTTGCAACATATAAAGAAGATTTAGTAGAAAAGATTGATGCTTATTTGAACTATGTAGTTGAAGGCTACTTAGAAGAAAATAAATTAGCAATCGAGAATGGTCTTCGTAACGAAATTGCAGAAGATTTCATGTCAGGACTTAAGGCGCTCTTCAAAGAACATTACATTGAAGTGCCTGAAGAAAAATATGATGTAATTGGTGAACTACAAGTTAAAGTAACAGAGTTGGAAGAAAGCCTTAATGGACAGATTAACAGCAATGTTGGTTTAAATTCCGAACTTACAGAACTTAAGAAAAAGATGATTATTAAAGAAATGTCCAAAGATCTTGAGGACACAGAAGTTAATAGATTATCTAAGCTTTTAGAAGGTGTAGAGTTTGACAACGTCGATCTTTACAAGGAAAAAGTTTCCGTTATCAAGGAAAATTATTTCCCTCGCGATGCTGTTGTTAAAGAATCAGCAAAGCAAGCACTAATAGAAGACACAAGTACTGAAGCATATACTGGCGGCAACGATGTTGTTTCAACTTATGCACAAGCCTTATCCCGAACAATCAAAAGACAATAACTTATAAATAAAATAAGTCATTTAAAAAGTCACAACAAGGAGACATAAAATGTTTTTATCAGAGAATATCCAACAGAAATGGAGTGCGATTCTTGACCACCCAGATCTTCCACAAATCAAAGACAACTACAAGCGTCAAGTAACTGCTGTATTGTTAGAGAATCAAGAAAAGTCTTTACGTGAAGAACGTCAAGCACTATTTGAGACTCCAGCAAACAACATTATGGCAACTGGTGGTATTGACAAGTATGATCCTATCCTAATCGGATTGGTTCGTCGTGCAATGCCTAACCTAATGGCATATGACATTTGCGGTGTACAACCAATGACTGGCCCAACAGGCTTGATTTTCGCAATGAAATCAAACTACGGTGCAGACAGAACATTAGCAGGACGTACAGAAGCATTGTTCAACGAAGCAAATACTTCACATTCAAGCTCATTTGAAGGTGTTACAGGTAGCAACCCAGTATCAGGTACATACACTACTGCTAATGCTACAATGACAGCGTCAATGGAAGCTCAAAGCAATTTCGGTGAGATGTCATTCTCTATCGACAAGACAACAGTTACTGCTAAGTCAAGAGCATTGAAAGCAGAATACACAGTTGAATTGGCACAAGACTTGAAAGCAATTCATGGCTTGGATGCAGAAGCAGAATTATCAAACATCTTGTCACAAGAATTCATGTTTGAAATTAATCGTGAAGTTGTTAGAACAATTTACAAAGTTGCTAAAAACGGTTCACCTGCAACAGCAACAGCTGGAACATTCGACTTAGACGTTGACTCTAACGGTCGCTGGTCAGTTGAACGCTTCAAAGGTCTTCTATTCAACATTGAGCGTGATGCTAACCACATTGCACAAGATACTCGTAGAGGAAAAGGTAACTTCATCGTTTGTTCTGCAGACGTTGCAAGTGCATTAGCTATGTCTGGTGTTCTAGACTATACTCCAGCTCTATCTACAAACTTAAATGTTGATGATACAGGTAACACATTCGCAGGTGTATTGAACGGTCGTTTCCGTGTTTACATTGATCCGTATTCTGCAAACCTAGGAGCTGCTAATCAGTTCTACATGGTTGGTTATAAGGGTTCTTCTCCTTATGACGCAGGTATGTTCTACTGCCCATATGTTCCTCTACAAATGGTTCGCGCAATCGATCCTAACAGCTTCCAGCCAAAGATTGGCTTCAAGACACGTTACGGTTTAATCGCTAACCCATATGTAACAGGTTCAGATGGTTATACACCTGATCAAGATGTATTTACTGCAGCGCGTAACCAGTACTATCGCAAGACTAAGGTTATCAACCTAATGTAATCAACCGACGATAAGATCGGACTTAAAAGGGGAAGCAATTCCCCTTTTTTTGTCTTTGAACAATCTGGAGTATTTCGCCTTTACAACGGGTATAAATATATAAGCAAAATAGGAATATCCATATGGCATTTACAGCAAACATCAGCACAATACAACAAAATTTTTATAATTCGTTACCTAAGACAAATGACTATCTTAGACCAAATGCATTTAGATTTAGTATTAAAGATTTACCGGGTGTTTCTTTTAATTGCCAATCTGCAAATATTCCGGATTTACAATTAGGGTTTGCAGTACAACCAACCCCGTTTGTTGATGTTCCCGTAATTGGTGACAAGTTAGATTTTGGTGAATTTTCTATTAGATTTCTAATTTCGGAAGATATGTCAAATTATCTTGAAATGTACAGATGGTTAATTGCTCTTGGGTTCCCAGACAATTATAATCAATTCTCAACATTTGCGAAAAATCGACCAAGTAGTTTTCCGTTCGTTACTAAAACCTCAGGAAAAGAAGAAGTTTTGGCATACTCGGATGGTACTTTAACGATTTTAGACTCGACAAATAACCCTAAAGTAAATATAATATTTAAAAACCTGTTCCCTATATCACTGGCAGCATTGGATTTTGATATAGCATCATCAACCGTAGAATATTTTACTGCGATAGCATCGTTCAAATATACTATTTTCGAAGTACAACCTTTATAATATAAATTGGAGTTATTATGAATCAACCTAAAAAGAAAATCACACCTATGGCTTTGCCTAAGGTTCCTTCTCTTACTAAAGCCGGAGGCACCCCTGCCGAAGGAAACCAAAATAAAATGGAAGTCAAATTGGATGACCTGCGAAAAGAGAAAATCTTTATTGCAACTCCTTGTTATGGTGGACAATTAACTGAAGCATATTTCAGATCAACAATTCGTTTGCTTACGTTTTGTAATCAACACCAAATTCCAATTGCATTTGGAACGATTGCAAATGAGTCGCTTGTAACACGAGCACGTAATGTTCTTGTTGCATATTTTATCCAAAGCAATTTTACCCGTTTAATGTTTATCGATGCGGATATTGAATTCCAAGTTGAAGACGTTATTAAATTGGTTGCACATAATAAAGATGTTGCAGTTGGAGCTTATCCTAAAAAGGGTGTTAATTGGCAGCGTATTCGCGAATCCGTTAAACAAACAGAAACACCATTTACGGATCAACAAATTGCATCTTTCGGTAGTGATTATGC